TTGCGGGTGCGCAGACTGCCCTCGACGTACACCAGCGATCCTTTGCGCAGGTACTGCTCCACGATTTCGGCAAGCCTGCCGTTGAAACTGACCCTGTGCCATTCGGTGGCCTCGCGCGCTTCGCCGCTGGCCTTGTCCTTCCACTTGTCAGTGGTGGCGATGGTCACGTTTGCCACCTGATCGCCGCTGGGGAAGGTGCGCATTTCCGGGTCACGGCCCAGGTTGCCGACGATGATGACTTTGTTCACTGATGCCATGGTTCACTTTCGAAAATGCCCGCCACCTCACGCGGCGGGGGTTGGTTAAGCTGCAAGCAGCTCGGGGGATTTGTGGATCTGTTCGAACTCGCGTATCACCTGCGCGTAGTAGTCGCGCGCTGCGGCCACCTTTTCCGCAATGGCGTCTTCCCTGGCCCGGTCGCGCTGGATGACCCAGCTTGTCAGGCGCATGTGCTCGGGGATGTGGCTGACCACATGCATCTGCAGTGGTTCAAAGCCGATCAGGCGCTCGGGGGTGTCCAGCAATACAAAGTTGACCTCCCATTCGTCGGCATCCCACAGCCACATGTAGCCGCGCATCTGCCACTCATACAGCCGGTCTTCGCAGTCCGCCACCCATCCGGGGAAGGTCTTCGCGGACCATGAGGATTTGAGGTCGTGCCCGCGTTTGCGCTCAGCGTCGTACAGGTCGCATTCGCCCGTGATGAGGCCATTGCTTCGGCGCTCGGTGTTCTTGACCAGAGACAGTCCGCGCACCCGGTTCAGCAGGGCGATGCTCTCGTCCTCCACCTCAATGCCCTTTTGCGTCTCCTTGCTGGAAAACTCGAAATCGACGCTGAGAATTTCCTGCTGGGCCAGTTCGCGGATATAGGTCTTGGCGCCCACGGACAGGATGCCTTCGGCCTTGGTGCGTGGCTCGGTCATGATTTTTCCCAGCGAACTGCACCGGATCAGAATCTCACGCATGTGCAGCTCCTTGTTGCTTGAGTGCCGCGCCGCGCGTTTGCACGGCTTTGGCAAAGGTGGCGTAGCCGTCCTTGTCGCGTGCGGCTTGGAATACCTTCACGCCTTCTTGCATGGTCTTGCGCAGTGCGGTTTCGTCGGCGGCGGCGGTGGCCAGCGCGCACCAGTCATCGCGCACCAGTTGCATCTGGGCGTCGCGTTCGTCGTCAACCAGGTGGCGTACTAGCTCGGCGTCCAGGTCTTCCAAGTCCTGGCTGAACATGTCGGATGCCGCCGTGACGTTCAGCACCATGGCGATCTTTGCCCGCTTGCACGCCATCTTTAGAACCGTGTTCGCCAGGTCTGCAGGCTCTGTGCGGACTTGCTGCACGGTGTAGTGCCCGCCTTGCTTGCGACCGAACTTCAGGCGGCGGTGCGTTTCCGGCGTGGCGTTGAATTCCTCAACACACACTGCCTTGCGCCAGCGATACTTTTCCTCATCACTGGAACACTCGCCCAAGCCAGAGCCCAGCGTCGCGCCAGAGGTTTGATGCTCGCCAACGCAGTTCACCCGGTAGCGGATAGACCCGTCGCGCGACAGGTCGGTGACCTCGTAGCGGTCGGCAATGCGGAAGGTCATGCACAGCACCTCGGCGCCAGACTTCAGTAGCGTTGGCTTGTCGCCCGCTCCAGGGATGGCCCCGTAGTGCACATTGGGCTTCATCACGGCCTGCATGACCTGTTGCACGGTCTTGGCATGCGCGACGACTTCAGCAGTGGGGTTCGCGCTTCGTGCGGGAACCATGCTGGCTGTATCAACTTCAACGACAGCGTTCATGGTGGTGGTTCTCAGTAGGTGATGGATACAGCCTGGATGGCCTTCTTGGCAATCAGCGTGACGGCCAGCAGCGCACGCACCATGGCGCCGCTGAACAGGATGGGACGTTCTTTCATTGCCCGGCCTCCTTGCTTGCCTGTGCGATGGCGTCTGCCAGGTTCGCCTGATCCGCCGCCCAGGTCTGCGCCTCGTCTGCGCAGCCGCTGAGCACCGAGAGCGCAAGGGCGGCAGCTATAAGCAGAAACCCGCGTTTGATACAGGCGTAAAAAAGCCGCGTCGATAGCGGCTTGTGTGGTGTGGTGGCGGGCTTCATGCTGGCGCCTTGTCAGTGCTGGGCACGGGGAGCCATGACAGCGATTCGTCTTGCGCGTCTTCGCCAGGGTCGCGGATGGGGCGGAGGTTCGCGTCGTAACAGTTGGCTAGGTCGCCTTTACCAACAACCCTTAGGTTTGTCATACCCCAGCAATGAAGCCGCACAACCCACGCATCCACGAACATCAGAGATGGCTCCAAAACGCTCACCAGTGCGCCGCGGCTCTTACCTCGAACAACCACTGCCAAATCCCCAGTTTTGCAGTTCATGCTGACCTCCCGACTGGCTCAGCCAGCAACCATTTATTCCCCAGCGCCCGGACGCTGCGAACCCAAGCCCTGCGGTTGTGGCGAATCGTGCAGGCCGGGACGCCGGGAAGTGAATGGAAGGCTTTGCGCACCTGGCGCAGTCGTGTCGTGTTCATTGCGTTGCTCCTGTTCGATTCGTTCGGTTTCTTGCTTGATTTGCGCTTGCAGCTTCACGCTTGCGCGGAAGGCGGCTCGGGCTTGTTGGCGAGCGTTCATCGCACGTCATCAATCCACGCATCGGCTAGCGTGTTAAACATCAGCCTCAACTGCAAAATGTCTTTGTCGAGGTTCTGTGCCGCCCACCTAAGCAGTGGCGACACAAGCTCAGGGTGCTCGCATATGAGCGTGTGAATATCAGCGCCGATTACGCTTGGCAGTGGGCTGGCTTCGCCCATTGCGAGCGACTCACGAAATGTTCGGTACAACTCGACGCGGCGGCGGTGAGCGGCTTCGTCTAGTCGGTCGGTCAGAATCTCAAGCTCTTCCTCGTGAGTCGCAGCGTCAAGTTCAGGGTCTGCGGTGTAGCTCATTCCGTCACCTCGTTTGTAATCGCCAACAGGCTCTGCTTTTGAGCCTCCAGCCTAGTGATTTCCGCTTGCGATTCAGCGAGCACCTTCCTTTGCTGCGCCTCAATCGCTGCCACTGCGTCGGCGGTCGTATCGGCGTCTGGTCGCAACGTAATCTCGACAGTTGCATCCCCTGCGTACACGTAACCAATGTTTGCCCAAACATCCCTCAGCACGCCTTCATCCAATGCACAAGGCGACACAATCACGTAACTAGACACCTCGTTTTGCGGGCCTTGTTGCCCTGGCGCACAAAGCGCTACTGCTTTTCCTGTAATCGTTTTCATGCTGTGCTCCAGTCGTAAAAAAGCCCGACTAAGCGGGCTGGGGTTAGGTCTGGCTCAGCGCATGCCATGCTGCTGCCGCCACTCGTGGAACTTGTCCATTTCCAAGGGCTTTAATTCGGTGTGACCTATGGGCCACCCCATCAGCCACTCGACCCACGCTGGATTCAGGCGCATCGGCGGGGTCTGTTGGCCAGGGTTGAAAGCCTCGCGCTCTACTGTGTAGTCCAGCCGGTCGTCCGTGTCCGCTCGGTTGTGTTTCGGGCTCCAACCCTTGTACGCTGTCGCTGTCGCTGTCGGATAGGTGCGCTGTGTCACGGCTGCTGTCAATGGCAGGCCTCCTTGCGCATAGCGCCCCGTCCTCTCTGTCGCACTGTCGCGCGTTGGAGTGGGACACAGCACTTGCGCAGACAACTTCGGCTCTCCCCGGCTGTTCCACTTTCCAGCCTGCCGATTCACTGCGTCGTCTGCGACGGGCGTTTGCCACAATCCAGATGCGCTCTCGCTTGTGCGGGGCACCAACGTCTGACGCTCCAAGCACTCCCCATTGCGCATCAAACCCCAGCGCGGCCAGGTCTGCGAGAACTCGTCCAAGCCCCCGAGAAGTGAGAGCTGGGCTGTTTTCCACGAAGACGTAGCGCGGTCCAACTTCGCCAATGATGCGGGCCATGTGGCTCCACATTCCGCTGCGCTCTCCGTCAAGCCCCGCGCCGTTTCCGGCAACGCTGATGTCTTGGCATGGAAACCCGCCCGCCACGATGTCAACAATTCCGCGCCATGGCTTTCCGTCAAAGGTCTGCACGTCATCCCAAATCGGGAAAGGCTGGAATGTTCCATCGTTTTGTCGTGCCACAAGCACGGCTTGGGCGTAGGGCTCCCACTCGACTGCGCAGACTGTTCGGTGTCCAAGTAGCTGGCCGGCAAGAATGCCTCCGCCAGCGCCTGCGAATAAATGAAGCTCATTCATGTGGTCCCATGAAAAAAGCCCGCTAGGCGGGCTGGTTGAATAGGTGGGGCGGTTCCGGGGATGGCCTGGAAACGCGGCTGTGGGTATGTTTGGAGCTTCTGACGAGGTGGGTTAAACCCCGACCCACACGACGCGACCGCAGTTTTCGCGCCCCGTAATC